GACGAGAGCCATATTTGCGACGGGGCGAGCTATGGGTTTCTCGGGGCGGGCGAGTTCCGCAACCTCGGCGGGACGAACAAGGCGGCGGTCGTGCAGACGCAGGCAGACGGTGACTTCGATGTGTTCTAGGAGGGTGAAATGACCATTGAATTCGAAAACAAGATCTGGCCCGGAACCACGATTGGCCACGATGGCAGGTTATCAGCGCCGATGGACTGCTACTGCCGCATCCACAACTGCTGTTCTGTCGCGAGGTTCGAGGACGGGTCATACCGATGTTTACTTTGCGAGACGCATGACCGGATGTTTTCAGATCCAAACTTCAAGCCACTTCCTTGCCACAAGGATTACGCAGCCTGGCAGAGTGGTGGGTTTATGAGGAGAATGACATGAGCTTTTTATCGTGGTTCTTCCTGTACTGGTGGGAGCCGGAGCCGGGGCTGCACAAGTGGACAACTCCAAACGGGACATCCGGCGCTATCGTGTGCTGTATGCCGGGGCGGTGATGGATCTCGACCTGTCAATCGAGGGGCTGGCGCGAGCCTGCAAGGGCAACGTGAAGAACCTGCCGAGCTTCATGGTCCACGACAATGACGTCTGGCCGGACTGGCGCAGGATCAGGGTGGACAACAGGAACCGCATTCACCTGCGGCGCTCGGCGTTCGAGGCTGTTGTCGCTGGCAAACTGCCGATACGGGCCGGGATCTGGCACCGGGTCGACGTGCAGGAGTTCCACCTGGACCTGCAGCCGCATCACCTGCAGGGCTCTGATCTGGCGACGGAGAGCACCAAACGAGCGGCGGCGCGGACGGTGGCCCGGGCGGATGGCAGCGGCCGCGTGGCGGGGGACGACGGATATGGCGAGCGTGATGAAATACGGACTACTCGGGCCGCAAAGCCTGGATGAGTTCATTGCCAAGTTGCGTGACAGCGACCAGCCTGACTTGATGGCCCGGCCTGAACTCGTGTCTCAGGCCGAGGCGCTGTCGCGGTGGAAATGGCGGGTCGAGGACGATCACGGGCTGATCTTCGCTGCGGCGATCATACCGGACGGTGATGGGCGCGGGTGGTTCTGCGGCTATCCCGGCAAGCGGTTCACCCACGGCGCGGCGATGCGCCCGGTTCTGCGCATGTTCAAGATGTTGACTGGCGGCGGCGCGGTGGATGAATTGCGGGCATGGATAAGATCAGACGACGAACGCGCAATACGATTTGCGCTCTGGGGCGGTTTTAGGTTAGACTGCGGCCCAGCGACAGGCATTTCACCCGCCGGTCACGACATGAGCCTGTTTCTCTGGAGGCGTTGATGAGCGGTCTTTTTGGTGGCAGTACCACAAAGCTCATGCGGGAGCAGATGGCCGCCGCGCGGCGCAATCAACAGATGGCAAACGAGGGCGCAGCCCGCGAGCGGCAGAAGGCTGAACGCGGCGTCGGCCCCGGTCGCCAGATAGGCAGGGCGCTCCTGATTGGCCGCATCGGCAAGGGCGCAATATCCACCAGCGAGGCCGCGAGGCCGGTCGTTACAACAACGGGCGGGGGCGGCAGTGGCGGTCCTCGCGGCGGGTGATACCTGTGGCACAGTGGACAACCGACAAGGCATACAAGGCGATCAGCGCGGCCAAGCGCGCGAAGTCATCCTCCGATGCGGTCTATCAGGAGGCAATGGAACTGACCTTTCCAGACCGGGAGAACTTCTACCGGACGCAGGAGGGGCAGTCCAAGAGCGCCTATAATTGGGACAGCTCGTCAACCGTATCGGTGATCCGCACCGCGAACCGGATGCTGACCGACTACACGCCGAACTTCATGGACTGGATGGAAATCAGCCTTGGGCCGGCTGCGGACGCGATCCCTGACGAGGCGTTCAAGCAGATGACCGGGCGCACCAAGGACGAGGAGAAAGCCCGCCTTGAGGCTGCGTCAAAGATCGCGAACGCGGTGCTGCACTCCCCGACATTCCCGAACGCGGCCCACGAAATGTACGTCGACTGGCTCTATGGCCAAGGCGGCATGAAGGTGGTCGAAAACACCGACATCATCGGCGAGCCGGTGATATTCTCGGGCACACCATTCTCGCACTTCTACGCCAAGGAGGGGGCCAACGGCTACCTGGACCAGTGGTTCTTCTGGCATGAGGTCAGGGCCGACGCGATCAAGGCCGAGTGGGGTGACGCCAAGCTGACGCCATGGCTCGAGGAGCAGGCCAATCTCGAAGATCCACCGATGATCAAGCTCGCCTCCGTCTGCTATCGCGACTATGACGAGCAGGACAGGCCGTTCCGGTACGAGGTATATCACTTCCGCGGCTCGAACGGGGTTGAGCGGGCGCGGATCGTGGAGCGCCAGGAGCGCACTCCGGCATTCGTGACCCCGCGCTACTCCAAGCTGGCGGGCGAAAACCGTGGTCGTGGCCCGGTGCTGTTCGCCCTGCCGGACATTCGCACCGCAAACAAGATCGTGGAGTTGACCTTGCGGGCGGCGGCGGTGGCGGTGTCGGGGGTTTACACGGCCGTCGACAACGCAGTGACATCGGCAATCCGCATCAAGCCGCTGTCGGTGATCAACGTGCGGCGCAACGGCGGGCCGGAGGGGCCTAGCCTGCAACGGCTAGACACCCCGCAGCGCATCGACTTTGGTGAGGTGCTGCTCGACAAGCTGCAGATGAACATCCGCAAGATTCTCGGTGATAATTCCCTGCCGCCGGAGGCCGACCCGATCCGCACGGCAACCGAGTTCGTGCAGAGGGCGCGGGAGTTGATGACCGAGCAGGCTGGCGGCCTGTCGCGGTTGCACGTCGAATTCGTGGTGCCGCTGGTCAACCGGGTCATCGACATTCTCGAGCGCAAGCAAGTCCTGCCGTTTGACGGACTGCGGGTCGATCAGTTCATCGTTCAGGTGAAGATGAAATCACCTCTCGCGCAGACGGAACAGATGCAGGAGGTCGAAACGCTTCTGCGCTATGTCGAGATGCTGCGGATGATGGGCGGCGATGCTCTGGTCGCATACGAGATCAACATCGACCGGGCGCCCAGGCACATCGCCGACCTTCTCAGCGTGTCGATGAACGACCGCAACACTGAGGAGGAGAAGGCGGAGATCAAGGAAGGCATTGCCGCTGCCGCCCAGGCGCAGGCCGGGGTGGCACCGGAAGGGGGGCAACCGCAATGACACCACTGGATCGGGCGCTTGACCAGGCGTTCACGAGCGATGCGTGGAATGAAATGATCGCGAAGGCGGAGCAGGCGGAGCGGCTGCCGTCCAGTCTCGACCCGGAAGTTTACTACGCGGCATTCAGCGACGGGGCCGGGCGGATGGTCCTCGACGATATGTTCGAGCGGTTCGTGAACGTGTCGCGAGTTATCCCCGGCGAGGGGTCTGACGCGGCGTTCTATCGCGAGGGAATGGCGCAGGTGGTGTTTCACATCATGCACATGATGGCAAGAGCAGTGAAAGGAGACGACATTGAACAAGGCTGAACTGATCGAGACGGCGGGGGCGATGGGCATCCTCCTTGCCGGGAACGAAACCAAAGCGGAGATCGAGGCGATCATCGAGGCGGCGAACAGCCCGACGAGCGAGACGGCAGAGCCACCCGAGACGGTGGCCCGCAGCCGGATCAACCGCGGCTCAACCCGGCGCATCGCGCGCGCGCTTGAGGGCTTCGAGAAGGCCATGGATGAATTCACCAAGGAGATCGATTTCCTGGTATTCTCGGCCGAGATCAACGCCAATGGCGAGGCAAAGCGCGTCGGAACCTGGTCGATGGTGGAGCGACTTCGCGCCATGAAGGCCGAGGTCCGCGAGCAGATCAACAACGTCCTCTAACTGAAACCCGCACCCCACGGAGAACACTATGACACTTGAATGGCTGAAATTCGCGCCTGTATGGGCGCCGGAAGGAGAAGGCAATGGCGGCGGAACTGACGGCGGAGAAGGTGATGGCGGCGCGCAAGGACAAGGCGGCGACGCGGCAGGTGGCCCTGGCAATGGAGGGGATGGTGGAGATGGCGGTGGAGCTGATGGCGGCAAAACTCGCCAGTCGATCCTCGACTTCGCAGATGAAGGCAAGACCGGCACCGATGGCGGCGAGCCTGGCGAATGGGCGGCGCCGGAAGGCATCCCCGACCACCTGAAAGGCGAGGACGCCGACCGGACGCTCGCCAAGGTCCTGAAAGCCTACCAGGGCGCGCGCACCGAACTGGCCAAGAAGGGCCGGGCAGACGGCGCGCTTGAGGGGGCGGTGCCGGAGAAGTGGGAAGATTACACCTTCGACCCCGAGGGCGACGACGACAAGATCGCAGCTGAGATCAACAGCGAGCAGAGCAAGCCGGTTGTCGATGGCTTCCGCAAGGCGGCGCACGAGGTCGGCATCCCGGATAAGGCATTCCAGGCATTCATGCGCAAGGGCCTGAGCAACGTCGCGAATGAGACCGGGATGATGTTCGGGCTCAGCACCGAGCAGTTGCAGGAGGTCAGCCGCGAAACCGAAATGGAGGCGCTGGCCAAGGAGGTCGGCCCAGCCCAGGCGCAGACCATGGTAAACACGGTGAAGGCGTGGGGGGACAAGCTGGCCGGCAACGGCATCCTCACCAACGAGGCCGAGGTGACCGAGTTCAAGGTAATGGCCGGCACGGCTCTGGCCACCAAGATCATGCACCGGATAATGACCGGCTACCTCGGCGAGAAGGCAATCCCGCCCGCGATCGGCGGCGAGGGAACCGTGACCCGCGAGGAGGCAAACGCCGCCTATTCGCGCGCCGCGAAAATGCCGGACGGGCCGGAGCGGCAGGTGGCGCTGGCCGAGGCGCAGAGGGCTCTTGAGCGCGCATTCGGCACGGAAAGCGCTTCCTCTGTTCGCACAAATATCGTATGATTGAGGGGACCACTTACGGTCCTACTCCCTCCCTACCAACTCCGCAGCCTTCGGGCTGCGGTTTTTCTTGCAAGGTTTGGTGTTTGTCGGCATAATGCGCCGCAAGATGCAGACCCGACGAGGCATCGGCACCCGGCTTTAGCGACAGGCCCGACGCTCCTCTTGGCCCTCGATCTCCAGAAAATGATCAACCAATGAGGACACCGAAATGTCTACCTCCCTCAATTCTGCGGCTATTGCCTCCTTCTCGGCTGAGGTAAAGCACGCCTATCAAGACATTGCCAAGCTGCGCGATACGGCCCGGGTGAAAACCGGCGTTGTCGGCTCGACGCACCGCTTTCCGAAGCTCGGGGCCGGTGTTGCTACCCGGCGCGTCCCGCAGACCGATGTTGTGCCGATGAACCTCGCGCACACCAACGCGACCATCACCCTCGAGGACTGGAACGCGGCCGAATACACCGATGTGTTCGATGATGCGGCCACCAACATCTCCGAGCGGGCAGAACTGGCTTCGTCCATCGCCAAGGCGATCGGCCGGCGCGGCGACCAGATGATCATCGACGCACTGGAAGCGGCATCGACATCGCTCACGGTGGCCAGTTCGATCGGCGGCGCCAACACCGACCTGAACGTCGACAAACTGCGCCGCGCCTCCCGCCTGCTCGGGGCGAATGGCGTTGCCGAGGACGACCTGACCTATATCGGCTCCTATGTCGGCCGCGAAGCCCTGCTTGGCGAGACCGAGGCAACGAGCGCCGACTACAACACGGTGCGCGCCCTCGTGAACGGCGAGATCGACACCTTCGTCGGCTTCAAGTTCAAGTGGATCGCAGACCGCACCGAGGGCGGGCTCGACGTTACCAGCGGCGACCGCACGTCCTTTGCCTATGCCAAATCCGCGATAGGCATGGCGATCGGTGTCGATGAGCGCATGGAAGTCAACTACATCCCGACCAAGACATCTTGGCTGGCTAATATGCTGTTCAAGGCCAATGCCGGGGCGATCGACGCGGGCGGGATTGTCGAAATCACGACCGACGAGGACGGCGCGTAACCCTATCGGCGGAGCCGGTGATCCCGGCTCGCCTTCAACCACAAGGAGGCCGATATGGCTTTTTCACTCAGGACCTTCCAGAACCTTTCCGGTTCCGGCGATGCGCCGAAAATCTGGACTTACTCCACCGCCGACACCCTGGCGACCGTCATGGGCTCGGGCTACTTCAACAACGTGTCCGGCATGGTCGCGGCCGGGGATCTCATCCTTGCCGTGATCAGCGACGGGCCGCCGGTCACTCTCAGCGTGTCGGCCATTTCCTCGGGTGTCGTGACCGTCTCCGGCGGCGCGCTCAACACGCCCGC